CAAGAGACCAATCTTTATATGTAAAATTATCATCTGATAAACGCGCGTCAGATGTTTTAATTATTCTAGCTTGTAAAGCATAATCAAGCATACAGTTCTTTGGGTCAAACACTTCTTCCTCAAAGTAACGTCTACAATATTTGTGTAATGTTTTAAACCTTTGAAAGTCATCTTCTGTGTATTCTGTAAAAGTTGCAAGTGCTCTGTCTCGTGCTGTGTTCACAGCCTTGTTAGTAAAAGAAATAAAAGCAATATCCTTTGGGTGAATACCTTTTGCAAGATGTTTTTTTAAAACACGTTCTATGAGTGTGTAAGTCTTACCCGTACCAGGTGGACCAAAAATTTTAATTGTTTTGTTGTGTATCAGCTTGTGCTTGTGCAGGTCTGAATTTTTCGTGGTAACTGTCATCCATTTCACTTTCGGTTTTGCTTGTTTTTGGTTTTATCGCTTGATGGTTTACGAACTCTGGCATTTCTACTGACCAAACATTTTTTTCACCCTCATGATAATCTTTTCTTCTACAACCTAATAAACGCAAAGCATCTGCTGTTGTATTAAATATTTTACCAGCATTCTTTTTTATAAATTTATCAAGTGTAAGTTTTTTAAAATAACATGTGTTCGTTTTACTATCTAAAACAACATACCCATCCTTAAGTTTATCATATTTATCTTGTTCAATGTGTGATTCAAAAAAGTTTTTTAAGACAGAATATCTTTCTTCTTCAAGAGTGTCCGCATATATATGCTCTTGGCTTTCCTCAGCTTTTTCGACAATAGACTTCATAAGTAGTTCAAAAGGGCTAGGGCCTTTTCTTGGTTTAGGTAATGTCAACCAATACACACGATGTCTTAACAATCGTACTCTAAAAGATTTTTCATCTTTCATATCATCTGGAGTGACAGTAATGTGTTGACCTTTATAATCAAACTCATACCATATATTTTTTGTATCCTGAATGTATCTAATGTTATCAAAACTATCAATAATATCAGGGACCGCATCACCAATACCTAAACTTCTTGACTTACATAAATCTTTGTTACAAATCGGTTGATACTCAGGATGTTTCGGTGGACATTGGAATTGATAGCTGCCTTTTGACACAGACTTTGCTAGCGCAATAACTTCTGATGCTGGTAATGGTTTTGTGAATATTTGATTGTTCCTATTTATGGCAATATTTTCAAGCTGCTGCACAGATAAAGATGAGTCTTTTTTTAATTCCAAAACTAATACATTAAATAAAAAATTATTTCTATTATTACCACTCCAACCCTCTTGTATTAATTTTTGAACACATGGAGGATAATTGTTCCACTGCGACTCAGCCTCATATTCTTGAACTTTTAAACCATAAAAATCTTGTGGAGCTAACATTTTTTCCATTGCCAGCTCGTAAAATCTACCTACCAATACAGGTGTATTGTTGTCATCGAAGGCATACTCCATTGTAGCTGTCTCATTATGATAAGGCATATTCACTGCTTTATTACATGGAAAAACCTCTTGTGCTAAAAAATACTGTTGGTTTATTTCAGATAATTTTTTAACAACCTTATCGACATCCGCGAAATCACTAAAGAATACAAATATGTGTAAACCTCCTGATTTTGATTTAACAGGCACAAAAGGTAATTTATATTTTTTAATAATTTCTACATACTTTTTTTCTGAATAATCTTTATAGTTATTTGGATCAACATCAATGCAACCCCATTTACATTTACCGTCTTTTTCGGGTCTTAAACCTAAACGTAATGAACCATTAAGATGCTTACGCCATAGGTCGCTGGTCACTGGTTCGTGTTTCGTGACATAGTTAGCTGACTTCTTGCCTCTTTCATCGCCCTCACCTGTAAGTGAGGACGATAAAAATTGAGTAGTGTCACCTTTAAATAAATTAAAGAGCTTATCTTCCATTAGAAAGGTACATCTCCACTTTTTTCTTTAGGCGATTCGTTCATAGCATTCTCTTGACCAAAGTCAACTTTACCAAAAATTTCGGAGGATTTGGCACCCTCATAAAAATCTCTAGTAACTTTTAACGTATTGTCATGTTCCGCTATAATTTTATCAAACTCAAGAACCCAACCATACCAAGAATTCTGTGAATTAGATTCTTTGGTAGTTGTAAGTCTATACGTTGTAGCCCAAGAAGGCGGAGTGAAAAAACCATTTTTACCCTGCATCCTTCTTGATTGAATCATAGAATTCCACAGTTTTGATTTTTTCTTTTGTGTAGATTTCATAGTAATTAAAGCACTCTCGATAGGCACATAATCTTTATTTACAATATAAACAAAGTGGTTACCAGTATCTTCAATGTAATTACCATTTTCAAGTCTATCTTTACCATCATCACCACGTGATGTTTGACGGAGTATTGATGGGTCAGTGTGAATTGCAATTGGTCTGCCAGGAGAATCACCCCTGTCTTTCCATTCATTAAAGGTGTTAATATATAAACATGGTACCACTAAAATACCATCTTTACCCTTGTACAATGATCCAGTGATTTCATTGTAGATATCACCTTGTCTTGCTTTTTCATTAAACTTACCATCACTTTCGTCAAGCACTGGTGAGTTAGCATAAAGAATTTTAAGTATAGG